TTGTACTTTAATTTTACCAACCGTTACACTACGCTGAGTGAAAGTAGTTGTACCTGATGCGTTGAAACCGCAATCGCTATCATCTTGAAAGAAAGCATCAGTATCCATGATACCAATTTTCTCTGAAGATTTTACTCCAACTAAAACATTACCTTGAGATTTAATCAAAGTAGCAGTTTTAGAGCCAAGAACTGAAGATGTTACTAATAAAGCTTCGTTTTCTTTGGCGTAATCCGTTAATGTACTTACAACAAATGCCATAATTTTTCTTTTTTAAAATTTTTAATTTAAAGTTTTAACTCTTTCCAAGAATCGCTCTATTTTGTCAGCCTTAGGCTCAACGATTCTAAAATTGTTTTTTGGATTTTGGATAGGGTCAGCAACTGGAGTCTTAGAAAATCCTTCCAATACGCTTAACATTTCACTAAATCCTTGATTAAATTTGCTTTCTAATTCTCCTAACTTGTTTTTCAAAGCCTCATTCTCGGCTTGCAAGTAAGTGATAGTAGCATTCATTTCATCAAATTGAGAATCCACTTCCATTTCCATAGGAGCTTCTTCTGAAGTTGGTGCTTCGGCTTGAGGAGTTTCTACACCTTCAATCTTACCGCCAACAACGGTCATCATAGTACCATCTGCTAATTCATACTCGCCATCGGGAGCAGCAACAGAGTTACCTGAATCGTCAACAAGCATAGCATCTGCGCCAATCTCTAATGCTGATAAGTCAATCTTACTACCATCTTTAAGGTCGTAAGTTTCAAATACCAATTGAGTCGCTGGCTCAGGTGCAATTTCTTCAGTTTGTTGAACGGCATTATCCGCTAACATAACTTTAATTTTTTCAATTGCTTCTGAAACGTTCATAAATTGTTTTACTATTGTTTGATTATAAATACTGATTAATTAATACTTTATCGTTTAGACTTGTTCTAAAATCGAACATATCTCAGACCATAGCGATTCTTCAACGCTCATCGGTTGCTTTTCCTTTTTATAATTAAAGATACCTTCAACACTAAATCCTTTAAATTCTCCCGATTTAATCTTATTCCAAACCGATTCATTTTCTACTTTAAAACTTCCAAACCAAGAGCCTTCGGGTGCATCCTCAAATCCTTTCATTGCCATAACTCCCCGTGATGAATCAACAATAAACGATTCGTACATCGTTACCCCTTCAACTGCTAAAGCCTCATCGTGCATCAAATTTACGTTTGACTGATAACCTTTCTTGAAGAACTTTTGCGCTATCTTTTCAATCGTATCTTTGGTAAACGTAACGTAATACTCGCCATTTTGGTCGTTCCTATAAATAGGAGTATCGGCAAGCATTAAAGCGCCTGAAACAATTCTTCTATCTTCGGACTGAATAACAAATTTAGCCTTGTCTTCTTTAAACTTTAGAAAATCTCTTTCGATTGCTGGTCTGTCTACTAAAGCAACAAAGTCAACCTCGACATCATCGTTTAAATCTTCGCTTATTTCTAATTGATAAATTGGTAATTTCATATTATTTGTTTTTAAATTCTTGCAGAGTTTTCAATTCTCCGTATTCTTTTTTGACTTCCCGTAATATCAGACTCTACAACGTATGCCCGTGCCGCCACATTTCCAATTGCATTTAAAGAAGTTTGGTCTAAAGCAGTTGGCGCATTAGGAGTGAAAGTTGGAGTTACTGGCGCTGACATTAATCTTGGAGACATACTTGTACTTGTATCAGCTGCTCCGCCAGGTACTGGAGTATTGATAATAGATTGCACGGTCATTAATCCTTGAGCAATTGTAGCGGCAGCGGCAATAAATGAGAATGGCGCTGGCAAATCTTTTAATGCTCTTGATGCTCCAACATAAGTATTAATCGTAGCATCTACAATACCTAATGCTTTACTAAGTACCGTTCCCTCTCCAGCTAATTGCGCAGCCGTTCTTAATCCATTACTAATTATTCCTAATTTTTCATCTTCAGTTAATTTTCTAATTTTAACTTCATTTTCAGCACCTTGTTGAATAGAAGTATTTACTGCATTTATAAGAAGCGTTTGTGTTTTTAATTTTTCTTTTGCTTCCTTATCTGCTTGCTTATCAAGTTTTTTTAATTGTTTCTCAGCATATTCATCTGCTTCTTTTTCAAATAACTTTCTACGTTCTTTTGCTAATTCAAATTTTTGAAGTTCATATTTTTTCTCAATCTGCAATAAAGCCTCTTGATGACCAGCAAATAATTCTTGGTCAATTACATATTGAGCCTTTAAATCTGCTAATTTATTTTCATATTCAGTACCTCCAATTTTTTGTAATTCAAAAAGCCTTTTAATTCTTGACTCATTTAAAGCAATTTCCTTATCAGCCTCCTCTTCTCTTTTCTTTAATTCCTTATCAGCAGCAGCCTGATTAATTTTACCAACATCAAGTTTATAACCAGCTAAATCATTTTTTAATTTAGTGATTTGTTTATTGGTTTCTTTTGCAGTTTTCTCCCCTTCTGATTTTACTTGTTCAGGGTCAAATACTAAACCAGCTATTCCGCCAGCAAATTTTTCTTGTAATCCAAAATTTTTGCCAAGTGCTTTACCTACTTGGTCAATAGTTGTTAAAACAAAAGTTAACGGTAAAGTTATTACACTTATAACGGCTTGTAATATTTGTTTATTTCTTTCAGCAATTGCTTCTTGTGATTTAGCAACTTGTTGCTGAGTTTCTAATAAAGCAACTTGGCTTTTAATTGACTCTTCAGTTTGCTTAATTTTAATTCCAAGTATTTCCTTTTCACTTTTACCTTGAAGTTTTAAAACGTTTTCCGATTCGGTAATTGCATCAAGGTTTTTCTTTTGAGCATCAGCCGTTTTTTGTGTATCTGTAAGTAATTTTTTTTGCTCTGAAGATACACCCCCAAGTAATTCTTTTATGTCATCCCAATAAGCGACCAATGCTCCTACTGCAATAACTAATAATCCAATTCCAGTCGACCCAATTGCTGCACGAATTGCTTTGAAAGCATCTAAAACAACCGATTTTAAAACGGAAAATGAATCCTTTAATTCTCCTAATGCTTCTAATCCTTGCGATAATGCTAAAGCCGATTGTACTTTTAATAAAGTTTTAGCTACATCTTCAGACTCAACCCCAAATAATCCAATTGCTCCTTGCAAACCTCCGAATGCGCTTGCTAATCCACTTAAAGCAGAAGTCGCAGCCTTGAATTTTGTGTCAGGATTAAAACCGTTAATTAATTGATTTGATAAATCTATTTGGTCACGAAGTTGTCCAGCACGTTTTGCTGCTTCGGTTGCCTCCTTTGAAGTTACTCCATACTTTTCCGCTAATAATGCAACCTGAGCAGTCGCATCACGGAGTTGTTTTTTTATTGAAACAACCGTTTCCTCAGCTTGCTTACCGCCCGTAAATTGTAAATCAATTCCTACTATTTCATTCGCCATATTAACTTGGGTAAAATAATTCTATTACTCTTAACAATTCACATTTGGTTGTTTGGGGAATGCTTGGATTAAAATCAACTACTTTATTTAACCTCCATAATGCGCCATCAATATAAATCAGTTGAGCAAAGTCAAGTGAATAAATATCCTGAACGGTTAAATATAAATAGCAACTTAATAGCTTACTATCTTTGTTTATTATTTCAGCTAAATATTCATCCCACCAAGAATTAAATAAATTAGCCGTAGGGTAAGGATTTAATAAAGTAAAATAAAATTCATTTGGGACTCCAAAATTAATATCAATTGTTGGTAATATAGGGTCATCTAAATGCCCAGCATACCCGTATGTTGTTCTTGCACTTCCATAATTACCATTACCTGGATTGCCATGTAATTCGGGGTCATAATAATCTTTAATATGATAACTTAAACATGAAACACTTTTAAAAATCATTATTCGGATATTGTTATCCTTTCGTTCTTCAACTCCGTTAGATTCTTTAAATAAATTTGCTCTTAATTTTGTGTCATTTGCATCCTTAGTCAATACGCTTGGACTAAATATTACTTTTACTTCCGTTCTATCCTCAGCAAATTGAAATCCAGTATCTTCTTTTCTATCGCCATAAGATTCATTATATTTTTTTCTATATGCCTCATTATAATAATCATCATCCTCAGTATAAACATAATCGTAATACCTTGCATTTAATTCCGACATAGGCTTAATAGAAATCTCTTTTGAATAATCTACCTTATTCGACCAATCAATTGAATTAGCAACTGGGTCAGATAACAAAAGTAAACCCGTAGCATCTCCAGTTTCTCCGTGTAATAACAACTCGCCAACATCATTTACTTTTAAAAATCCAGCGCCTTTACGATAAAATTCTATGTATGGTTCTATTAATAAATGAGTGGTTAATAATGGGTCTTCGTAAACATATAAATTAAACATTCGACAAATCGAAGCAAAGAAATCTTTTTGTTGGATTCCTTTAGGCAAACAATTCCCCATAGATATTAAATCTCCTTCAGTTGCTAAACCAACTTGAGCATAATCGGATTCAAATGCTAATTTAAAATCTATTGGGCATAATGTTGAATATGCAACTCCAGTATAAAATATTACTTGAACTTGAATAGTATCATTTGCATTTAATGAAACATCAACAATCCAATCAATAGGAATATTTTGATTGTCAACATTTGGAGCAAATGATTCGGTTACAATTGTTGTACCTGATTTTTTTAAATTTACGGTAAATGTACCTGAACTTGATAAATTAAGCCATCCAGTAAGTTTTATTTTTCCAAGAGTTCCATTTGTTCCTCCAAATGTATAAGTAGCATAATCTGCCGTAGTAAATAAAACAATATTTGGATTTAAATTAAATGTAATTAAATCCGTTTTACCTACATCACTTCCACTTTCAACACAAATTGTAGATTCAACTATCAATAAATCCTTAGTCAATTGCTCAAGATTTGCTTTGTTATTTGGAATGATCAAACTCCTAAAATAAGGCGTGTCAAAAAAGGCAGAAGTATAGGTGTAACCTGAAAAATCAATAATTTTATCAATTAATTCGTGAACGAAAAATGCTGGTCTAAAAGCATTTAAATGCCAATCATCTCCTGAATAATTAGCTGGATGCCTACATTTTCCATAGTCAATTAATGGATAAACTATTCCTAAACCACTTGCTACACCTGAAGCAGTCCAAGAATTAACAACATTTTCAGCAGTCCATTCCTCATCATAATCCGAGAAATGCTCTAACATCGTAGGGTCATTCAATAGCTTATTACCTATTGCGGAGGCGAATCCTCCTAATTCCCCAAATACTGCGCACTGATATTCTATTACTCCGTTCTGAATGGTTATCTCCAAAAGGCGAAGAACTCCCTTAAAAACTTGTATCTTATTGACAAATATCTGACAATTTGCTTGCTTGGTCGGGTCAAAATTATAGCCAACATTTGGTTCATCAGGGTTACTAATACCGTAATTATTACCGCTGGTAAAATTATAAATATGACCAAACACTTTATTATTGTTTGCGTTACCAGGTATGTTAATCGTTTTTGAATAGTTCGTATTCCTCGAAGAAAAGTCTTTAATGTCATCTATTGCGTAGTTTAGTTCTGCTCCTAAATCCTCGAATAAATCGAGTCTTTGTTGTTCAATTATTATTTCGGTTATCATTATCTAAATTGGCTAAATTGTTTTTGCCCTAAATCAAATTGAAGTTGGTAGTTAAATAATTTATCCGAAGTGCTTACCTTCTCTTGGTAGTTTGTGTCCTTCATTACAATTGGATAGTAGTCACTTGTGCCTCCATTAATTAAATGTAAATAAACCTCATTAGAAGCAAGCAATTCAGAGCCAAGCGCATAATCTACCGCCGATACATAATCACTCGTTACAAGGTAACTCCAATCGATTTGAGTGGCTAATGCTTGGACTCCACCATAATGAACTCCCGAACTATTTTTAAAAGCCATTGCAGTTCCGCTTCTTTGGTAATCAGCAGTTTGATAAGTCGTTCTTTTAAAATTCTTTTGTTGGCGAGAAAGTAAGCGAAAACTAAAAGTGTCATAACCTCCAAATTGATTTTGAAATACTAAATTAACTGGAGTAAATCTTGGAGCGCATACTTGTTTAATTGTCATCGTATCTGAGCCAATCGTTACCTTGTATCCAAACGTTGCATCGGTAATAAATGAACTACCTAAATAAGTATTTATTGCCGTAGGACTTAAATCTAAAAGCAAAGAAGAAAGACTTGATAAAGTCCCACCAGTTGAAGAACTTCCGCTATTGCTACCATCCTCATTTATCTTTTGAATCGTTGCAGTTACCGCTGATAAGTTGGCATTAAAATAAGTAATAAAAAACTTTTCTCCACTTTTTACTTCGCCAGCAGTCCTATCCCTTGTCGTTAAAAACTTATTTGTATAAGTTGAAATTGAAGCCCTAAATGGATTTAAAGAATAGTTCCATCCCTTAGCCGTTGCCGAAGTTAAGTTTGCATAGGTTGTATTTCCAAATTCTTCTCCGAATAAAATAGTATAGTCGACGAATAGGAATGACCCAGCATATTGTAAGACTGAACTTCCTGATGGGTTAAAACCGCTTCCAAGATAATTTCTGATAATGGGAGCGACATCAAGTACACCATAGTTTCCTGAGTCGGGATAATTTTTAAGTGTGGCAACGGTTGCGCTACTAACTTGTATATCAAATACATATTTAAAAGAGGATTGTGCTACATTGGTTGAAGAAACTATATGCCATAAACTATCATGAGCCGATGTGTATGAACTTGGTACTGATTCGCTTGTAATTGCCATTATTAAAGTGTTTGTGTAATATTTAATTTAATATCTTGACCTAATGCTTTTGCTAATTTCACTCTAAATTCTTCATTAAATACCTTTGGAAGATTATCATCAAAAAATCCAACTCTATTTAATCCCCTTCGTTTAATATTCTCAGCAGTTTTTTGCGCTAAAAATCTTAAATTTTTTTTCTCATCAACTATTTTAGCAATTTTCTTTCTCTTTGTTTGTAATCCTTTTAATCCTTTTCTTTGGTCTTCATTCTTAATATAATTTTTATGCCTTAAATACCATTCCATAATGGCTTCAATAAATTTAGGCGATACATTTAAATCTTTAAAGCTATAAGGAGAATCTGCATTCCTACTGCTCTTGACTCCCTTTACTCCCTTGTTTTGATACTTACCGTATTCGCTTGCTGGATTCTTTTTATCATATCCAATCGTTATTCCTAATATTCCTTGCTTATTATAAATTTCAGAAAAAACGATATCTGACATTTTACCAGTATCAATCTTTCTTTTTTTACGAATCGTTTGTTGAGCAAGTTTTATAAATTTATCAGCAGCATCATAAATCACTTTTTGTACTTCTGAATTAGCACCTCCAACTTGATATTCTTTACGACTGCTTCCGCCTACCGTAAAATTTTTACCTAATGATTCTTGTGCTTTAAGAATACTTGCCATATACTTTCTTTTTTTGCTCTAAATCAAAGTTGTTTTTTGCTACGATATAACTCAAAGAATTTAATGCTTCAATAGTAGATATTTCGTAGACATCATTTAACTTAATTCGTAAGTGGTCTGCGATGAGAGTTGATTGATAAATCCATCCAAATCGCTCCATAAATCCTTTGTTATCACTTCTATCTCCAACTCGCTCAATCCCTTCTGTATCAACTCGTTCCTCGAAGAGTCCACTATAATTCTTATCGAGTCCCTTAATACTTGACAAAAAAAAACCAATGATCCATAAACCGATTCAAATGGAGCAGACAATAAATCGTTTGCATATTCTTCGTGTTTAGTAGAATCATATTTGGCTACCTTCCACCCTCTCCAAGTCAATTTCATAGGGACTACCATTGAAGCGGCAATCTTATGTAAATTATTAGTTACATCTTCGGCAAAGAATTTTGTTTCAATATACCTTGCATAAGACATATTTCGAACATCAAAAATACACTTGTATCTTTTGCTTCCTACCTTAATATAATTTTGTGGTTTAGGTTTTGGCTGAGTAGTATTTACCCACTCAATTTTTGTTAATTCATCTTTTAATTCTTTTAAAGACAATGAATCAATTTGTCCTTCCGTTTGGTTTTTTAGTATTGCCAATGTCTTAACTGCAATATCCAAGAACGTATCGCCTTCGCTTTGCTTTAGTGCGATGTTTTGAATTTGTTGCCATTGCCATACCGTAACATCTTTCCAGTTCATATATTTATAAATAGCTAATTAAACAAAGTTGTATCTGCCCGTACCCGACTTAAAATCAAACTTGCGCCATGCTAATGCTAATGCGCATACGCAGTCATCCGTAAAGCCAGTAGGTGCGGAATACTTAACTCCGTGTGATGTGTATTGATATTCAAAAACTTCTAACTCATTTTTAATCATTCCTTCAGGATAGTGTACTCGTTCCTGGTGAATTGCCACTTGAAGACCTAACATTAATTCTTGCTTGCTTTGGCTTGTAAATTTAAAGCCTTCTATGTCCATGCCTTCCCTTTGTAATTGCTCGACTATTGGGTCGCCTACTCCAGTGCTATCAATTAACATCGGTGCTTTTGGACAATTGCGTAAAATGTTCTGAGTCGATGCCCAATCCTTCTGAAATCGGTCATAATAAGCCACATTTGCACTATTATCTAAACCAATAATAACCGTCCAATCTGAGTACTTTGCCAAATCGACTCCGTAACATTTCACAATATTAGTAGAAATGTCCGATGTACACTTACGAATTGCTTCACTTCCAAATGGATTGGCAGCGTTCTCAGCTGGGTTAGCCATATACTCTTGCTCGAATACTACGGGAATAGCTGATTGTTTAATTGAATCGACTTCCGAATTAGCAATATAAGGGTTATCGTAAGTCGAATACTTAAACGATTCCCATTCTCCGTTTGCTTCTAATCCTTTTAAATATAAAGAATAGAAATAATTCTTGCCTCTCGGAGTCGATAGAAATAGCGCCTTGCCTTTATAATCGGTTAAGGTAGGTCTTATAGCATTATTCCAACCGTTCTCTAAATCGGGAATATATGAAGCCTCATCGATAATCACATAATGGAATCGCATACCTCGAAGATTATCTAATCTTTCGCCCGTATAAAATCGAATGACTCCACCCGTAGACAATTTAAATGTCAGGTCTGATATGTTAGAAGTTGCTACTTCGGGCGGAAGTATTAAAGCGATATCGTCAAAAAAGACTTTGGCTAATTTGTAGGTCGGAGTTATATAAGCAACTGACTTCCCTTGTAATGCCTCTACGCAAGTAATGACCTGGCTAATCAATGACTTGCCAAATCTTCGCCCGCACATAAGCACTCTAAACCTCGCCTTGCTCTGTAATACTTTTTTCTGCGCCTCGTGTGGAGTCGGTAGGATAATCTCCATTGGCAAATTTTATAGTTATTTCAGTATCTTGTTTTATGTCAGCAGATTCTTTTGGCTTGCCAAATACTCTACTTAATAAAGTTTCTATTGAATATAATGAACCGTTCTTTAAAGACTTGTTCATTGCTCCAGCTATTGTCTTTTCTAATATTGAACTTTCAGGATTATCAAATATCTCTTTAAGTTGGTCAATATTCATAGCAAGCATTTTACGAATTGTTATTCCAATCTCGGTCATATTATAACCCGATTCTTTTAACAAAGTAACGTATTTCTTTGGTCGACCATTTGGATTGCCTGATTGACCTTTCTTAAAACTTACTAAATTTTGTTCGTTTGCCATATCTCTCCGTTTCTTTTAATTTCTAATGTTGGGTCTAACTTAATCATTCGGTCAACTATCACTTGGCAATACTTAGGGTCATATTCTACTAAATAACCTTTCCTATCAAGTTGATGACAAGCTATCATTGTGGTCCCCGAACCACCAAACCCATCTGCAACTATATCTCCTATTTTTGATGAATTTTTAATTTGATAAGCAAATAATTCAATTGGTTTCATTGTTGGGTGTTCAGCATTTCTACTTGGTCTTTGAAAATCTAAAACCGTTGTCTGCTTTCTATCTGAATACCATTTATGAGATGCTCCTTCTTTCCATCCATATAAGCAAGGCTCATGTTTCCATTGATAATCTTGCCTACCCATTACCATGCTATTTTTAACCCATATTAAACACTGCTTAACCATTATGCCAGCATCCTTCATTGCTTGCCTAAAATTTGCACCTTCTGAATCTGCATGCCAAACATACCAAGCGCCTCCTGGCTTTGAGTAACTTCCTAATGCAGTATAAAAATCATAAAGGAACTGATAAAAATCTTTATCCCCCATATTATCATTTTCAATAGTCAATGCATCTTTTGTTTTTCCAGTATATGCAACATTATAAGGAGGGTCTGTTATAACCATGTCAGCCAAATCATTATTAAATAATTTGGCAAAAGTATCAGTTTGAGTACTATCTCCACAAACTAATTTGTGCTGACCTATTTCAAATACATCACCTAATACTATATCAGTTTCAATTCCACCTTCGGGTACATCATAGCCATCATCTTGAGCTTCTCCTAAATCATCAACTAAAAAATTAGGAATATCTAAACCCCATTCAATTAATTCTTCTTCATTCCATTCATTGGCAAGCATATCCCAATCCCATTCTCCATATCCAACATTGTCCTTAATGATAAATGCCTTTTGTTGTTCCTCGTTTAAATCACTTGCCTTTATTACTGGTATTTCTTTTAGTCCAGCTTCCTTGCAAGCCTTCAATCGCATATTGCCACCAAGCACTATCATATCATCATTTACGACAATAGGTCTTAAGGATAGCATTTGAGGAAACTCCTTAATGGATGCAACTAACTTTTTAAATTTGTCATCCTTGATAATTCTTGGATTGTTTGGATTCGACTTTATGTCGGTCAGTTTGGTTGTTGTAATATTCATTTTTTAAAAAGTAATGACCACTCGGTCGGTAAAGTTAATTTTTTTTCTAATGTAAATCCAAATTGAGCAAAAAACTCAATCCATTTTTCTTCAGACTTTATATTTATATGACCCCAAGCCTCATCTTGTTCGGGAGTTGTAAAATATGGAGTTGATGAAAATAAGAAATATTGACAATTTATATTGTTCATATAATCCTTGATTTGCTCATCGGTTAAATGCTCCATTACTTCAATGCTAACAACCATTTGACAATGGTCGGGATAATCAGTAATCTCTTGTAATATAACTCCTCTTTTATAAGCAAATTCTTGATGATATTTATTAGGCTCAATGCCGTAATAATTAACTCCTTTTTTTTGCAAGCATTCTCCAAGCGTACCCATGCCAGCGCCTATCTCGATAACGGTTCTTGCATACTCAGAAATTATATTAGCAGTCGCATCCATCAAATTATAATAATCAGGATTCTCAGGGGTTATTCCATTTTGTACTTCAATATCAAAAAATTCTTTGTCGGTTACACGGCTCATATTATTGTTTCCTTTGGTAAAAATTGATTGCAATTTGTATGCCCTTGTGCTTGGCTCATTCTGTAATCTCTCCCAAGCCCCTGAACAACTGCCATAAAACTTGATTGATTGCCACTAACATATTTTGCACCTAATTGTAATTGAGCCAATTCTAAATAATCTTTAATTACATACCTTTCAATTAAATGTTTATAAGGCTCATATTCAGATTCTAAACCAATGAAATAAACATTATCTGAATTTTCTTTTAAAAAATTAATTTCTTTAATCCAATCCGTAGTTAGAGAAATATATCTTGGAGTAATATTAATAAAACTATTATTTGATTTTATCGGCTCAACTTTTAACCAACCTTGCTTCCAAATATCTCCTTTAATTTGGAATGTTTGTAAATGCAAATCGACCAAATGAGTTAAATGCAAATCTCTATTTTTACGGAATAAATCTAAATCATAAATTGGCGGAATAAATTCTCTTCCTTTTCTTACTTCAAAAATATAATCTTGCGCCTCAAGTAATGGCAAAATTGTATCATATAAATTATCAGGTAAAACTAAATGCAATCTGCCTCCGCCTAATGCTTGAATTGTAGGCAAAGAATAAATAACATCGCCAGTCGCACCACTATGATAAAAGTTATTCATATCTAAAATTTAATTGCTTTAGTATCGGTATTAATCTTAATTAAATTAATTTCTAAATCATTATTATCGTAATGAGTTCCAATTCCCAATCGTTTAATTGTCATCCATTTATATTGACCATTAGTAAAGTAAACTCTTGACTTTAATATGCCTAACTTTTCAGCCATTCGATAAACCTCAGCAGAATTATATTCATTTCGCCTTGTTATGATATAGACTTCTTTGCCTTGCAAGATATTCCTTTTCGCAATCTCTTGACCTCTTGCCGTAGAGAGCGTGTCATCAAAGTCAAAAGAAACCTTGTTAGAATCTGCTTGATATTCACCGCTTGCCAATATAGCTTGCCATACTTGAGTTGCTTTTTCTTCCGTTTCATAAATACAAGCGCCGTTTCCTATGCGCCATTTATCATTTGAACATTTTATTACTGGCATTATTCTATGAGTTTAGAATAAATAGCAAATCTATCCTCATTAATTTTAAATAAGTCGTAATGCTCTCGGACATATTCAGCGTTAGCCTCGCCAAAATCCGTTCTCATTTGTGAACTAAAAGCCATTCGTTTAATATCTCGTTCCCAATTATCTACCCAGCATACCGTTGGAATGTCATCGTAAGGCGCTCGTTTAATTGCCATCAATGGAATCCTTTTAGCGCCAGCTTCTAATGCCTTTAGGTTTGATTTTAAACCATTAAATTTATTATCAAGTAATGGCGCAAGTAAGATGTCAGCCTCGATATAAAAATTCATGTACAAATCTACTGGCATCGATTCAATAATCTTGTAGTTAAGTTTCTCTTTAGCCGTGTACCAATCAGCCATTTGTTTCCAATGCCATTCGTTTGCTTTATTCCAACCGCAAAGAACCATTTTAGTTGACTGAGTAAAAGACTTAGATTTAGATAATTCATAAATCGGATTCTTTAATTGCCTCATATCAGGGTAATGAGTAATGCTACCCGTGTGCGCAATGTTAACAAATTCGTTTACATTTCTTGTCGCAGTAAATTGGTCTTTGTCAAATGGCAAAGCATTCGGCAAAACAAAGCAATTAGGATTTATCTTAATTATCTCAAGCCGTAAACGATTGTGAGTTGTCGTAACGACATCCGCCACTTTAATATAAGTCTTAATTATTCTTGTAACTCCTAAATCACGATAAGTCTTAGCTGATAAATGTTGGCTAAATAGTTCCCAGTAGTCATCAATATCTACAACTAATTTAAAGCCTAACTTAGCCTTCCATTTTAATAAATCAGGCAATGGTATCAATTCGCAAAAACGATTGACCACGACCACGTTTATCTCCTTTTCAATCAGCATCTCTTCGGTCATTGTATCCGTGATAATACAATACTCCTTTTTCATCACTGACAATGGTAACGCAAGGCGATGGTAAGTGACTCCTGAATGTCTACTTCCGACTGCGCAGATT